CAAAAAGTGAACGATCTGGCATAACCGTTACATCTAAAGTTTTACGCTCCGTTATCGGCACGCAACGCCTTATAAAGTTATGCCTTATAAGACTGCGGAAGCTTTTGAGTAACACTTCCTCCTGCAAAAGAAACAGCCTGCGTCAGTTCACCAAAATTGCTCTGTCCTTGCCGGCCAGTTTTACCTGCAGAGCTTTTCTTACCACCCATCAGGTATGCGCCGACGAGCACGTGAGTCGGCGGAGAGTCTTTCCAGTACGCCATGAGGTCGTTAAGCTCCCAAAACGTTAACTGTTCGATTTGCGGGAAGGTCCATCCGGTAGCGGTAGCGACGTGGCCGAAGATAAACGCCCAGTCTGCTACACCGGTACCGGAATCGGTTCCCCCGCGGCCGCCTGCTTCAAGCCGGAGACCTCAAGCATGGCGTTGAAAAGAACATTGAAATCGTCGAAGGTGAGACCGTTCTCAAGCTGCTCTACGGTCAGATCCTGATGCACTTTTCTAACCGCATTCTGGATCACTGGCAGATACCGGAGCAATGAAGCCAGCCCGGAATTTTCCGCGGAAGGTTTTTCCTGGAACAGCGAGTCCAACTGGCGCAATTCACCCAGCGTAAGCGATGAGACGGTCAACTGGCCCAACGAAGTCGGGACGGTTTGCTGTTTGAGCATGTTTTCCTCCTGGTAAGAATTTCGATTAGGGCCAAAACGTGAGGGCCGGTCGACAGCGCCGACCCTCATTCACGGGGTTACTCGTTGGAATACATGTCAATGACCTGGCCGGCCGCGTTAGCGAACGCCTCGAAGTCAAATTCAGGAATGATGAAGTCTTCCTGCTTGGTCGCAAAAGCGAGCTTCGACGCCACCACCGAATACAACAGCACGGAAAACTGGTTGGCGTTATAAACCGTCTCCAGCAGGACCTGGATGGTCGGCGCAAAGCCCATAAGCTGATTGGTGATGTTGAGCTGGGACCCTGTCGCCGCAACGGTAAAGGTGTATGAGATCAGGACCGGCGCACCCGTATCTGCAGCCGCAAAGGTGTAAACGCCGGTACTGGTGTTCACACTGTATTGACCCAGCACCGGAGCTGAAGGCACGCGGGTGAGAGGAATGCCGGTAGTTGTATAGCGCACACCCCAATCCTGTTTGAACTGCGCCGCATTGCTCACCGTGATGGTAAACGGCGTTGTCGGGACCGTGGCAATCTCATCCAGCGCTGTCTTGATCATGCCGGTGCCCATTGGCTGCCCGAAAAACAAGTCATTCATCATTTTGCCGTTAATGGCGGCAAACTTTGACTTGCCGGTGATCTTGCATTTTCCGCGGGCCACGGCCTCAGGAAACTGCTTTTGCCCGTAAAGCTGCTTGACGTCGCCTGAGATATCAAGCGTTACATCCTGCAACGTTCCGAATTTCATGGGAGTGGGGTTCGCGGCGGTATTGCCGCCCACGGGAAAGCCCCACAAGGTGCCTGCGCCAAATTCAAACATTTTTTCTTTCTCCTTTTTGGGGAGTCAGCCCTGCACTCCCAGAAATGAAGCGGCTGCGGCCGCTGAGCCGAATACGGCTTTTTTTGAAATGAAGGTGGTTCCTATGCGGTGGTGAGAATTTCTACCGGCACGACTGCCAGTGCCATTGACCCAATAACGTTTTCCACGATCTCTATCTTTCCTTCAATGCGGCAGTGCGAGACCTTGCTGCCGAGCGATTGCGCGATTCCAGGCGTCGCGCTGCGAATGGCTGCTTCCACTGCATCCAGCAGTGCATTCAATTCGGTTGACGGGACCGAATTGAGCTCGCTGTCACCCGCGGTGTACAACACAAGATCCACTGCCAATCTGGCGTGGATGGGAAGACCATTCACGCTGGTGCCTGTGAGTTCGTCCTTCTGCACCTGGTACAGCGACGGACGGTCCGCGGGCGAAAGCTGCGATGGATCCTGCCAGCGCCGGCTGACCGTTTTAAACGGGCCAGCCGGCGTTAGGAGCGCGCTCTGCAACGTAGAGAACAACGCCGAATAGATTTGTTCGCGGGGAAAGATCACAGCGAGACCTGAACTTGCTGGATTGCCTGCTCAAGCAGAGCAGGCAATGCCTTTTGAAGATCATTGATTGCTGGACGCAGATAGGGTCGCGGTCGAATGTAAGAACGATGCCCGTCTTTTTTCTTATATGGCCCGCGACGACCTGCGAAGCCTCCATATTCGTGAATATGGGCGTAAGGCAGATCGGACCCGATGCTGACAGTGAGGGTCTCACCGTCAGTCCTGGCCTCAATCGATTGCAGGACGGAATTCAGCAGCTTGCCGCTACGCGATGTCAGCAGATCGCCGGAACCGCCATTACTCGCAGATCCTGAAAAATATTTTGGAACCGCGGTCTGTAACGATTGATAAATGAGTGGCTGCAGCAACTTAAAAACATCGGCAACCAGACGAGGCGCAAGTCCGGCCAGCCGCTGCTGAAGCTGTAGTACGGCCGAGTCGTCAATTTTTACGCTGATCACAGCGATAGCCTCCTGTACTGGCTGAAAATGGCCATCGAACGCGGCGGAACGTCTCCCATATCGAACGAAACGTTTACCTGGCCGCTCATGCTGTTGGATTTTTCGCCGATGCGAACGCGTTGGCGATAGGTCAAGGCAAATGCTTCAATCGCCGCCTGCTTCAGGTCAAGCGGCACACTGGGATAGCCCGCCGCATACGAAAGCTGAACGTTTTGCATACCGCGGCAGAAACGAAAGCCGCGCAGCAGAATGCGCCGTCCGTCCCACAGATAGCCCGCGGTGGTTGGAGTTGTCGCTGGCTGAATGGGAACGCCATCGATACCGACGCTGCTGACGGAAATGATGGGGAAATTGCGCGGCAGAAGCCGGTCCGAACCATTGCCGTCATAGTTCTCCGTGAGCGCGCCCAATACCGACGAGAGAATGTGCGGGCGATCGATGTACTGCAATACTTGCAGACTGGCGTTGGAAATAAGGCTTTGCAGAGTGACATCGTCATTGTTGCCCTGGTTGGGCAGCCATGATTTCAGTTCTGCAACGGTGCAAAGATCGTCAGGAGCAGCAGCCATCAGTTACCTCCGGAAATGAAGCAGGTTCGCAGCACAAATGCTGGTTTTGTGAAACTTGAAAAGGAAAGGCAGTCTGGGCAGAGAGGGACCACAGACTGCCTTCTTCTCCTTCAAACCTGCTGGTTGGCAGGCGAGGAGCCATCAGCGGCGATTCGCGGCAATCAAGCCGCCGATGAATCTTTATCCGTTAGCGACGTTGGCAATCACACCGAGCGAGAACGGTGCGCGGCAGACGAGTACCTCGTCGGCATACACGCCATAGACATACTGGCGAGAGACAACCGGCCACTCGATCTGGTAATAGTCGCGACGACAGCGGACAAAAGAAACGTTGTCCACACCGGAAAGCGGGTAAGGAATTTCCGAGCTGTTGAAGAAGACGGTTCCCGGAGCCAGGTTAGGATGGATACGGATATCCAGGAACTGCTGCGTGAACTTGTTCCAGTACTTTGCAATACTGGCGCCACCCAGCAGAGCCGGCTTGTCGTCTTCCGATCCGGTACCGCCCGGCAGAGTGAAGCGGAACAGAGGCACGCCGCCCGAAGCAACAATCTTTTTATTGATGTTGCGCGCTTCCTGCGAGTTCACCCAGATTTCCGTGGGGCTGAGCCGCTTGTTGTCCCAGAACCACTGCAGCGCCGTATCAATTTCCAGAACGCCATTTGCCTGGTCGGCGGTTAGAGTGTTGCCGTCGAGCGAGGCGAAGTAACCTGCGTTGGACTTCAAGGCTTGGGTGAGAAAGCCGTCAAAGACCAGCGAGTTGGCGGATCCATCTGTGCTGGAGTTTGCGGCGTTGGCCAACTGAGTGCCCGCAACCGGAGCGCTGATGGTGACCTTGTTCACGGTGGTAATGGTGTTCAGCGTCGCAGTTGCCGCGCTGGTGCCGATATACCACGCGTAGCCGGCTGCGCCTTTGATTGCTGGCACAGTAGCTACAACAGTTTGCTGACCGGCGGTTGTAACCGCAGCGGACGATGCGGGGCTGATGGCGCTGGCGCCCGCACCATATTGTGTTGACGTGCCATCAATGTTGACCCGAGTTACTTGACCGTAAGGCACACCGCTGATGGAGACAGTGGCGTTGGCCAGGGCTCGCGCGGTGAGCGCCGTCACGAAAACAAGGAGACTCAGTCCGGAACCGAGTGTCCCGCCATTGGCCAAAGCAACCGTAGGCGCCGCAGGCGTCCCCAGCGGCATGGACGCATTGCCGTTGAGAATGACGTTCTCTTCGCCGATCATCACCGCGCGCAGCAATGACTGGACGAGAGTGGCTTTGTTGTCGAACTCTTTGCCACCAGACCAGACAGCTTCCCAGTCGATGGAAGCTTCAAGTCCAAGGCCGGCATAGGACGCGATGTAATCCTGCTCAGTGACGCTCATTTCTGCCGAGCGCCGGCCCGGAGCAACGCCAAGTTCGAAACCCTGTGTATTGACGCCGGTGATCGCCTTCCAGCGCGTGGCCAGATCGCCACGGTCGCTTACCTGTCGAGGCAGGCGGTTACGCAGCGGCGTGATGACCGGATAGAGTTGAAGCGCCGGTCCGCGCAAATCAAACGCGTTCAAGTTGCCCGGCGCGCCGCTGATCGTCGCCTGGCTAATGGTGGTTTTGTTCAAGGAGGACAGGTCCGCCTTGTTGAGCAGATCGAACGTCTGCTGACTGAGATCGCCAAACATTTTCTGGTTCCTTTTCTCCGCTAGAAAATTGCGGTGGTGAGGTGAATTCGAATACCTCAGCGGCTAGAGAAAGCAGCTCTAGCGCAGGTATACGGAGGCAGGCTGCGGTTGCTGCAGCGTCCGCTTGAGCAGTTCATGGACGCTGGGCTCGCCCGCGGACTTAGCCAGCGCGGGACGGGCATCGTCTTCCTTGGTCACGGTGCGCGTGGGCACACTGGTGCGCGCCACACGGCCCGTGGATTCCTGCGGCGACACGAGTTTTTCCACGAGTGACAGAAGATTTGTCAGCGAACGCTGGATCTCCTGGTTGTTGCTTTCCATTTCGCTGCGCAAGCCGGCCACTTCCTGCTCCATTTCAGCCAGCTTGGCGAGCGCAGATGCGGAGCCGGCCCGTGCCTTTTCCAATTGCGCTTTATCATTTGCTTCCAGCATTGTGCTTTGATCTCCTGTCTTTACTCCGAAGCGTGGACCGCCCGGGATCTTTTTCATGTCTGAGGCCGAATGTGAGAACTTGCGGACTTCGAATGTGCCGTCGGCTTTTACGGCGGTGAAGTGCGCGCCAGGCACGCAAGGGTTATCGACAACACTGATTTCAACGGGGCTGGCGGTGAAGCGGACATACTCACCATCTTTCCAGGCTTTCACATAGGCGCCGCCGATGGAGAAGCCGGTATAGACGCCGAGCATGCATTTCTGCCATGCCACGCCGTCTACAATGCGCGCGCCGACACGGATCTGTTTCAGGTCGTCATCGAAGGCGATGGCCACGAGCTTGCCTACGGCGCTCGGCTCATGCATTTCGCGGACGTTACCCAGGCTCTTGCCGTCAGTGGCTTTAGAGATTTCATCGCTCCAGCGCTTGAAGTAGGGCTTGGAGGATTCGTAGTCGAAGATTTCGCCTTCTTTGTCGACGATTTCGGCTGTGGCAACGCCCCAGACTTCGTGTTTTGATTCGTCGATCTTGGCGATCTGGGCGAAGATGTTCATGAATTTCATGTTGGCTCCAAAGGAAAAGGCAGCCCGTGGGCTGCCTGGATGGTGGTGGAGAACTAGATCCCCTGATTTGTTGACAACTCTGTCTTGTGAGAACTCCCCGACGCTAGCTCGTTATGACAATCATCCTCGGGATCCTTCTACTTTACCTCAAGCCTGACGGCGCTCGGTGCCGCTCAGGATGACAGGGGTTGAGAGTCTGGTCTAAGTCAAGAGTTTGGACTCAGTTGAGATTCTGGCATCGGTAGAGACAAAACATCTGGTTGAACTTCGGCTGCCGCTCCAGAGTTTTGCGACGAACCACTAACCTGAAGAGGAAAAACGCCTCGCGTGGTGATGACGGCATTGGCTATGCCGATGGGATGCTTGCCCAGGCTTTCGCGGACTTCGTCGATGGATAGGACACCGGCGCGAACGTAAATGTCATCGATCTTTGCCTGTTCGAGCGGATTCAAGGTGCGGTCCTGCTCCCAGACAAATTCGATATCGCTAAAGCCGAAGTGGCGAGCAACGATGAAGTTGATGGTATCGGCCAGATAGCCAAGGATGGGCACAAGGCCCTCTGCGGCGGCCTGCTCCACGCTGGTTTCAGCCGTGGCTCGATTCATGACGCTGACAAATTGCTGCGGCGACAGACCAAACGCGTAGCAGACGATGCGCGTGATCCATTCGTCGAGCGCGTCTTTCAGCATGGGGTCGCGCGTGAACTGGAGATTGCCGCACTCGGGAACAAAGGTGATGCGCCGGCGACGGGCAGAGTTTCCGGCCAGCGCGCTGTCAAACCATTCCTGAAATTCGCTGATCTGGTCGGCCGACCATTCTTTCGGAACTTGAGCCACGGCTTCCGGCACGTTCCCTTCAGTGTAGTAATTAAGAAGGTGAATCTGGCGGCGCAAGCCAATATTGATGGTGAGAATGATCTGCTCGACCGGCGAGAATCCGAAAAACTTGTGCGCTCGCACATTGCGCGGGCGATAGATGAGTTGGTCCGAGGTGAAATCAACAGCCGGCAGACCTTTGAGAATCTGCTGATAGGCGATCGCCGGCGATGCAGGCGTGCGGCCCATAGCGTCAATCTTGCGCGCGATAGTGGAGCCGTCAATGACTTCCAGAGCGTAGAGCGATTTACCGCGGGACCACAACTCGCCTTCCTGCGAGACGATGGGCACGAGGACCGGCGCGTCGAGAACGAGCAGGTCTTCGAGTAGAAGGCGAACCCACTGCTGCCAGGTGTGCTCGCGATCAGGATAAGAGAAGAAGTTGGTCAGCTGCGTGAGCCGAGGGTCCTGCTCTTCATCGTCATTGCCGCTGATGGCGCTATTGCTGGTGTTGGCTGCGCGCTTTGGGACACCATGCTGGCTCTTCAAGCGAAATGCCCAGGGCATGCGGCTGACCTGGTCTTTGCGCGTCTCAATGCAGAGACGCACCAGATCGAAGGAATCAGCCAGCGAGCGCATCTGCTCAAAGGGGATAGGCTCCATGTTGCGCGGCTGAATGTTGATGTTGTAGCCGACCGGGTAGTCGAGCGTACGCGGCGGAGTGCCCGCGGGCGCGCTGGGCGCCATGGGAAGGTCGGGACCAAACCAGACGTCGAGAGTGTTGCGCAGCTTGCGGCCGACGCGCTCAACGAAGCTTCTTTCCAGTAACCCGGGCTCCAGCGCGGTAAGTTTTCCGCCATTAAGTATTTCAGGCATGATTACGCAATCCCCACTTTCACGCCCATCACGGCGGAAGTTTCAATGATGAATTCAATCACAGAGTTCTTGCGGTAAGCTGCTTTCATTGGTTCATCCTGAATGCGCAGGCCTTCGTGCCAGCGGCACTGGCCTGTGTCATCGACGATGTATTCGCCAATCCATGTCATTGTCGCTCCCATTCATAATGTCACTCCGCTCCAAACCGCTTCGGCAGCATTTGAAAACATTGAGTGTCTTCAGCGCCTGGAACGGGCAGCTCGCCGCGTGGTCGGGCTCGCTGCCTTGTTTCATAATGTCGCTCCGCTCCAAACCGCCGACGCGTTTTCTCGGCTCGGGCTCAATTCCGCCCTTGAAGCAAAGCGCTCGGCGCCACACGGGCCTCGCGCCTCCCGCAGATCCAATTACCAGTCGCTTTGCTCCAAACTGCTTTTTGCAGCAGGCAATCGAGAAATCGATCGAATCAGTAGCCGATGATTACGCGATCGGTGCAGGTGCCCGCCGTAGCAACGTCATTCTTCTCAAAGAAAGAGACTGCAAGCTGCGGCATTCGGATGGGCGCGCCCAGCGTTCCACTGGTAACGGTGGGAGCAAGCTCGCTGGCCAGGTAGGCCTGCTGTGCTCCGGAAGCCATGTTGGTGGCGATGATGTAACTGTTATAGACAATGAAATTCGGGTTCGACTGTCCCTGATCATCGGCAGTATAGACGGTCATGATCAGGTCAAAGTTCTGAGTGCAGGAGGTAAAGACAGTCATCTTGGTGGCGTCACCGATGCGAATAATGCTGGTGTTAGGAGTTGCACCGCCGATCGAAGCCGGGAGAGCGACACCGCTGTGCGCCAGATCGGTGGGAGAGTAAACCAGGTGAGGCATCGGCCGCGGCGACACGGGCTTGCCATTCTTATCGAGTTCAGGAAACTGGCTGGAAGTTTGAGAAAAGACGACAAGTGTGGTGATGCAAAGCAGGGCGAGAAGTGTAAGGCTTGCGGTTTTCTTGTTCATGAAATCTCCTCGTGGTTTTCAGGGGCTAAAGCCCCGTTGATTTAGGGAACGTTACGGCACGAGTAAACTCGTGCCCTGACACTTGTCTCGTTTTCAAGACACGGTCTCGTTTCGGGATGCTGTTGTTGCGGTAAAACACGATCT